GAGACGGCCTGGGTTGGCAAGGGCGTTTCGCAGTTCATCTTGCCCAGCGGCAAGGCCGTGACGCAAAAGCGCCTGCGCGAACTCCAAGCGGCACTAGCCGATCACGACATGGCAAGCAAGCCTGATGGCAAATGGCGGCTGGACTGGACAGCGCAGCGCATAGCTGAGCACCTGGCACAGAACCTTAAATAACGTGTTGTGCGTGTTGTGCGTGTTGTGCGCGTGCGTGTTGTGCGTACACACGCAAAAACACGCCTACACACGAGAAAGGCAGTAGGGCGATATGAAACACAAGAAGTTAGTTTTGCAACTAACAGACAAGCAGTTTAGCACGTTGACCGCTTGGCTGGCCGATAATTTTAAGCCGGGCGTGGGGCTGTTTTTGATAGCCGAGCCTGACATCAAAACAGGATTGCTAAAGGTCGTTGCCTGGGGTGATCCAGATGCAAAAGCGGTGTTTCTCATTCTTGACGCTGCGCTGCGTGAACTAAAAGAGAAGTAGCGCGATGGCACGAATAGCAACCGCAGTAGGAGCGCTGGCAGGCTTGCTGGCGCTGGCATTGATCCTCAGCACGAGCGCCATAGCGACCGCCGTCATCTTCGGCGTGTTCGCTGGCGTCGTCACCGGCCTGGCTGTCGCCACGATACGGCGTGAGTATGCGCCTCGGCCGGCTGGGCCAACGTATACAATCACGCACCAGCATATCCACCTGCACCAGGCGCAACCGCTTGACGCGCCACAGGTGAGCGAGCCGGAGCGCCGGAGGGGCGCATCGCTTACTGGTCACGCTACCAGCGCAACCCTGACGCCGTGGCCGACCTGGAAGGCAAGAACGAACTGCGCCGGCTGGTTGGCTTGCCGGAGCTTGACCCGCCCGCCGGCGCAGTCGTGACCGCCGCCGCGGATCCTGCCGCCGCTGTGTGGCAGGTTGGCAGCGACGGCCCGGCTGATCGGGTGATCCTGCTGGCCCAGGCTGGCCCGCTGACAATCCACGTCAACGGCGATGGCCCGCAGGTGGTGGACAGTGCGCAGGTTGCCCGGAGCGCCTTTGTACAGGGGCGTACAGGGACGCAGCGCCGCAAAGCCTATTGGACGGTCAGGCTACCGAAAGAATGGCGCACAGAACTCGAAAGCCGCGGTCTGGACATTCGCCAGATCATCGCCGCGGCGCTGGAGGATGCACGATGAGCGATGTATCCGTTTTGCCTGGCCAGACGTGGTTGGCGTTCACCCATGACCACGACGAAGACGACGCCGCCCGCACCTTCGAGAAGCGCTTCGGCCAGCCGCCGGAGTACATCACCGAAAGCGCCGGGCGCTGTCCAATGCTGTTGGTCGGGCCCGTGCCTGACCTGGGAGAGGTGGCGTAATGGGCCAGTCTGTTTGGCACCGTGACGACATTGCCCGCACCTGTGAAAGCGTGCTAGCCGTAGCGTTAGCGGCCAATGACGAGCAATCAGCGGAGTTCCTGCGCGGCGTGGCCGTTGGCGTGCTTGCCGTGGGCCATGCACTCAGCGCGCCTGTACAGTTGCCGCGCCAACCTGTCACCGTGACGTTGGACGCCATTGCCAAGGAGTTAATGCGGTGAACAAAGCAATCGAGGCGGCGGCTTGGCTTATCCTACTGGTTATCATCGGCGCCGTGCTGGCCGGCGGCTATGCTGTGTACCTGGTAATCAGCGAGGCTGTTACAGCCATCCCCTCGGTGGCTTGGCTTGCAGTCGGCGGCGTTGTGCTGTTTGCGTTCGCGCTGGTTGTCGTCGGCGGCGCCATCTACATCGTCAAGTCGCTGGCGGCCCGGATAAAACGCATATACGCCAAGGATGGCCTATTCCCCCTCGTGGACTTGGGCAATGGTCTGTTCTACAACGGCAACGAACTGGGCGCGCAAAGTTTGAAGGCGCTGGCCAGCGGTAGGCGTCCCACCGCCGCCCTCGCCGGCCGGGTGATAGATGCGCACTACCGCGCCGCCGTCGATGCGCTGCCGGAGCAGATGGCCATCACCGCGCCGCCGCTGACGGTGGAAGACGTGACCGCCGTCGATCCCCGCACCGATCCGCACTGGCTGCTTGTCGGCGGCACCGGTAGCGGCAAGACCTCGGCCAGCTACGCCATTCTGCCGGCGCTGGCCCGCCGCGCGCCTTGCCAGTTCGTCATCACCGAGCCGGGCGGGGTCAATTGGGGAGATCAGGCGACCGCCACCGACACGCAGCAGATCGCCCTGGTCATCCAGGCTGTTCAGCGCGAGATGGAGCGCCGCATGGCCATCCTGCGCAGCAACGACGCCGACCACGCCAGCGACCTGGGCCTGTCCTACCTGGTGCTTGTGGCCGAGGAGACGGATACAGTGCTTGACGATTTGCGCCTGACCAGCCGCGAGATGCGCACCGCCACGGTCATCGCCCTGCGCAACATCGCCCGCATGGGCCGCAAGGCTGGCGTCTGCCTGCTGGCCGTCTCGCAGTCGGGCACAACGGACGTGTTCGATGCCCATGTGCGCAAGAACCTGTCCAACGTGATCCTGTTCCGCTCAGAGCATACCGTGGCCGAGACGTGGCGCGTCGCCGGTGTGCGCCTGTCCACCCTCCCGGCCGGCACGGCCTACAGCGTGCCTCACGGCGCCCTGCTCAGCTTCCCGCTCTCGTCCCGGCCGCGCCTGCCCCTTTGGCGCGACCTGCCTGAACTGGCCGAGCTGGCCAGCATCGCTGTGCCCGACTGGCCCGGCGCGCCGGCTACGCCCCTGCTCCCCCGGCGCGAGCCTACGCCGGAGGACATGGCGCTGATCCGGCAAGTAATCAGCGCCAGCCGATCACAAAACGACGCCATCACGAAGCTGTACGGCAACAAGGATGGCAAAACCCTAGCTTGGGTCAAGATGGCCCTCGAAGCCCCATCTATCACGCTCACGAAGGAGTAACACCTATGTGGTTAATGTTTGGACTGTTCGGCGGCATCGGCGCTATTATGACTGGCCTGTGGCCGATTGGTATCGCCGGGATCATAATCGGTGTGATCTGCCAAATCTCGGAGAACAAAGACAACGAGACGTGGGAGAAGGTACAAGGCACGCCCGTAGCAACTGTGTACCCGATCCTCTCAGTGGCAGCAGCGCTGATTGTGGCCTTGCTGTGTTTTGCCTTCCTGGGCCTTGGCCTACAGATGACAATGTAATTAATGTTTGCCCACCTTTTACGCTCACGAAGGAGTAACACCATGCCCCTCTTGTCTTTCAACGGCTACAACTCCGACGATTGGGAGATCGTCGTAGAAGACCTCCCTGCCGTCAAGAAGGTATCTCTCACCAGCGCCGGCTTATACGTCGAAGCCAGCGACTGCTACGACCTGATCCCCTGGGCCGACTTGGCCGCCATGTTGGCCGACGCCGCACCTATCCGTCGCATCCGCACGCGCCCAGGGGCTGACAGCGTGCTGGGCATCCCGATTGTCGGTTCCGTGGTTGGAACCGGCACGGTCGAATGGGACTTGTCCTTGCCATCCCTCTGGTAGACGCCGCACAAAGGAGCCATCCAGCCATGCCGCCCAACTTCACCTTGCTCAAGCATGATGACGCCGAATGCGAGTGCGGCCGCGTGGCTGTGCTCGTGATGACCGTCAAGATCGGCCAGCGCCGCAACCTGGCAACCAGCATCCCGCTCTGTTGCTACTGCGCAGCCGAGGAGTTGGCCATGCAAGCTGGCGACCTGGCCCGCCAAATGTTCACTTTTGCCCCGGCATGACCGAAACCGACGCCCTCCTGTTCGTGGCCCTGGCGCTGGCCGCGCTGCTCTGTGACGCAGCATGGCCGGCGCAGCGCAAGCGCGGCTGGAACAACAGCCGCGCGGCCACGCAGAAGGACGTTGCCGACGTACTCCGGGGCAACCGCAGCCAGCCCGGCCCTGATACCACCGGTCTGATTGTGTTCCTGTTTATCGTCTTTGGCATCGCCGCCCTGGTGCTCTAGGTTGCCTCCTGCGCCCGTGTACAGCCCTGTACAGCCTCGTAAACTGGCAGGGCTGTATCTTTCCCCTCTCCCTCGCAAATCCGCCTATTTGGGGTAATACTTCTTAAGTTCTACCATCTCCCCTAGCCCCGCTGGCGATCGGTCTACCGCAGCGTAGAAGGCGTCTTCGGGATCCGCACCGTCCGCGATTTCGCCCCAAAACGCCCGCGAGAAGATGCGCGCCGCGCCGCTGTCCACGTCCGCCCGCATCGAGACGACAATCGGCACCGAGCCGACCAAATTAGCCGCCCTGGTTGACTTGCAACCGGCGATTACCAGCACCTCGACACCTACCAACGCCTCGGACAACCACAGGCCATCTGCCAGCCCATCCGCAAATGCAACGCCCTGCTCATCGGCGTGCATAGCCAGATGCACGTAGCGCACCGGCTGGCCCTGCCCTCGCCGCTCGTCGATCAGCGAGCGTAGGTCACGTTTGCTGGCGTCTCGGATAACGTCCCGTCGAAACGCCGTCACCCCGCGCAGCGCCGCCAGGTCTTCCTCCAGCATCTTCTGTTCGGTGAACGCGACCACCATCGACTGGCGCGGCCGACGCGCCGATGACGACCTGCTCTCCAGTTGCCGGATGCGCTCGTTCAGTGCAAAGACCTCGTTCTGCTTGTCCAGCAGCAGCGCCTGCAATGCGTTAATGGCGGCCTGCAATTCAGCCTCCCGCTTCACCCGCCGTATCTCGGCTTGGCGCAGGTCTTCTTCCAGGTCTCCTACCCGCCGCGCCAGGGCCTGCTCCCGGCTTTCGTAGTCCGGCGATAGGGCCGACTTGCTCCAAGCCACGACCAGGATCACCAGTGACAACACCAGGGATGCTACTCCGACAAGTATCACGGTGTCAGTCGCCATCGCTGCATCGCCCTCTCTGCACCCAGACCTCGGTTAGCAAAACCGACGCCACGACCAAATCGGCCAGCATCGACGTTGTACTGGTTGTGGCCGCCGCCAGGACCATCCACATGGTAAATCCGCAGACCGCCGCCAGCCGGCCCGCAAGCGAGAGCCGGCCGTGGTAGGCAGTGACGTACAGCGCGATGTCCAGGGCGGTCATTACGACGCCGTACACCTCTGGCGGCACAAAGTGCAGCGGCGCGAATGGCAGGTCAACCCACGGCCAGGGCAGCCGCGGCACCCCGACGGTCAGCGTCCACAGGGCCATCGCCCGCCTGACTTGCACGCCGCACAGGGGGCGAAAGTAGGCTCTCATCGCCGCCACATCCCTATGATCGAGATAGCAGTCACCAAGAGAAGGGTTGCAGCCAGGACGGCATGGCCCACCGTGTAGGCCGCCCAATAGGCCAGGCTGCTGTTGTCCCAAGCCACGCTCAGCTCGACGCCCAGGAATACACCGATGCAGCCGATGCCCAAACAGGCGATGGCGTGCTCCCGGCGCAGTCGAGGCAAGATCAGCCACAAGATGCTGGCCGCCAGCAGGGTAGCTGAGCAGCCGACCACCAGCACCCAGGTGAACTTGCGAAACTGCTGTAGCGCCATGAAGGCGGCATTGTCTATCACCATGCACTCCCATACACCGGCACATAGCCGGCCAGGTTGCCCGCCTTGTCGTAGACGGGCCATTGCTTCGCTGTAGCGCCGCTCGGTGTGTTTGTGTTGGCCGCGAGCTGGTCTGTGCTGGTCTGCCCAACAGAGAGCATCAGCGACCCCTGCGCCTTGGCCGCTATGGGCTGCAGGCTGGCCGTCAGCATCCGGTCTTGCCAGCGCGTTGACCGGGAGAGCGGCCCGGCTTGCCGCGTGCCTTCGAGTTGCGACCCCAGCCCGCCCCGGCGCCCGCCAAAGACGATCTCACAACGGGCGATGCCGGCGCGCGAGATTTCAGTCACTACCTGGCGCACCGGATAGCTGCCGCTGCCGTTCAAGCCCAGCGCCGGAAGAACGACGGTCAGCTCCTCGCCCGGCTTGATGCCCAGCCGCTCAACCTGCAAGCGCCCATCGACGGCCTCCCATTCATACTCGTTGACCATCGCCTGTGCCAGCGCCGCTGCCATCGCCTCGTTGGTGATCGACCGGTCAACTATCTCGTAGTCAAACCAGCGCCCATAGACGGTGTAAGAGGTGGGTATCTCGGTGTTGTACGCCGTGACCTTGATCTCGCTGCCGTAGTAGTAGCCCACAACAATGCTGTGTCCGTTGGCCGGCGCGTTGCCTGTGTCCCAGCGGATCGTGCCGCAGTGGTAATCAATCAGTACGTCGTAATCGTCGAAGCTGTGATACCAGTCCGTCCCCCAGCTTTGCAGCACGCCGTTGACCGTGATAAGCACCATGTCCACCACAGGGAAATGCTCAAGTTGGAAAAGTAGTGTTGACCCGTCGCCTGTAAGCGTCTCATCGTTCTTGAGAACCTGTACGCCGCCGTACACGGTCACTCGGTTGCGGATGTCGGAGCCGTCGCGCCGCACGGTGGGCCGAGAGAGCGGCGGGAAAGAGGTGCTGTAGTTTGCCGCCCCTACCGCGACAATCGAGAAGGGCGCCGGCGTTGTGCCGGCCAGGTGGAAGTGTACCTTCTTGTCGCCGTCGATCCACCACGCGAAGTTACACAGCAGCGCCAGCCGGTCTAGCGCCTCACTGATCGGTTCGTTGTCCACCAGGAACGTTGCGCCGCTGGGGAGGCTGCCCGCATCGACATAGGTGGTTGTGTCAAACTCGGTCTGGTTCGGCGGGGAGCCAGCCGGATCGAGCGCGTAGTCAAACAGGTCGGCCACGATAGCGCCGGGGGTTGAACCATTGTAGCGCCGCCGCAGCACCGGCGTTCGGTCAAGGATCGTCGCATACTCCTCAACCACTATATCATAGGTTTCCCAGCCGTCCGGCTGATCCTGGTCAATCGCCGGCGTCACGCCGATCACGTAGCCGCCGAAATACGCCCGGTTGTCGATCTCCAGCACCGCTTCTTGCCACGCCGTTACGCCCAGCGCGGATCCTTGTGCCTGCAGCTGGAAGCGCATCGTGCCGACCTCGCCCGCCTCTGGCTGCGTCACAACGATGGCGCCCCTGACGCTGGCCGCGTATTCCGTGCCGCCGATCCGCAGCGAGTAGTGATGCACCTCATCAAGGTACGTGCCAGCCAGCGCCGCTTGGAAGACTACAACCTGGATCGCTACGTCTGTCGTTGTGTCCCACTGGCAAAACGCAGCGGTTGGCCCTTCCCCGTCACTCCGCACTTGATCTGCTGTCCAGAACGCATCTCCTGACTGGCGCTCATACTCAAGCCCGGCATCGTAGATGGCGCCCAGGACATCTTTGCCCTGGGCCGCCAGAAGCAACAAAGAGGCTTGCCAGGCGGGCGGGACTGACAATCCGAATTCTTTATCGGATACCACTAATTCTGACACCTCTGCCAGCACAGACCCGCCCGGCGCCAAGCCGCTGTACTCGTGACACACCAGGGTTATGCTGCCGGCGCTGGCCCCAAACGTCACAGTGACTGTCTCGGTGCTCTTTGCGTTGGGAGCATACCAGATTTGCAGCGACGGGTTGCCCGTTCCGATGCGCGCTGTCGCGCTGCGCCAGGTGTTGCCCGCGTCGTCACTGACGCTGCTCACCGCGGCGGCGGTAGACCAGCCCACGGACAGGATCAGGGCATTGCCCGCGGTGCTAGGCGCGTTGAGCGTCACACTGGCAGATGTGCCGCTGCCGTTGGCCTTCTTGGACTGCACGTATGCCGGTGTCTTCCAGATACTCATCCGCCCCTCCTTACCTTTTCTGCCAACCCGCGAGCGATGGCGTCGATGGTGCGCGGCGTCAAGTCCAGGCCGGCTGGGTTGCCGCCTGCGCCCTCGAAGCGCACGGTGAGCGTTTGGTTCACCTCCAGACTAGCGCCGCCGGAGAAGTCAGAGAACCATTCCGGCGTAGCGCCGCTCATTGCGCCCGCCATCGCGTTGGCCAGCGCGCTGCCCGCCTCGAAGCCTTCGATGCCGCTTTGGGCCACCTGATAGCCGGCGTCCCACATCTCGCCGCCTGTGCCCGCCACCGACAACAGACCTGCCACCAGCGACTGGCCCAACGCGCGCGCCGAGGCGTAGTAGGCGTCAAGCAGCGCCTGGCTGGGATGCCACTGTTGCAGCGTCCAGGTGTAGGCCCCCAGCGCCCCCCAAATCGTGCCGGCCGCGCTGCCCTGGCCTTGCACGCCGATCTTGCTTTCCAGGCCCGTGACCAGGCTCCCGCCCAACGACGCGCCGGCTTCCTGCCAGAGCAGATAGGACGGCGCAACCGAGGCGGGGAAGCCGCTGAGCAAGTTCTCGATGGCGCTGATGGCCCCGGCAATCGGCCCGCCAGGTTGGGCCATGCCAGCCAGCGATTGAGAGAAGGTGCCGAACACGCCCAGCAACGTCGAGATAAACGCCTGGATCAGGTCGGTCGGGGGCATCCCGCTGGCTTGCAGGTCAGCGAACAGTTGCAGCCCGTCCCGCAGTAGTTGGAACACCGCCTCGACCGCGTCGTAGAAGTCCTGCGCCGGCGCCTGCCAGGCTGACCCGGCGTTGTTCAGTATCCAGGTGCTGAACGCCGTCAGCGTGCCGGAGATGGCTTGCAGAAGGTGGCCCACGCGATCCTCGAACAGGTGCGTTTCGGTGTAGACCGACGGATCGATATCCGCCAGCTGCGCGAACAAGGAGAGCGCCGAACTCAGGCCGCCCACCAGCGCCCCTAGCGCGTCGCCAAAGTCCCGAACAGCGGTCATCTGCTCAAGGGTCAGGTTGGCTTGCACGTAGGTCGAGATGTCCGAGAAAGCGATGGCTACGTAATCCAGGAACAACGCCAGCCGCTCTTGGAACACGCTGTCTGGGCTTGACCAATCCTCAAGCCCGGTGAACAAGTTGAGCGCAGCCACCAAGCCGCCAAAGACTGCCCCCAGGGCGTTGCCAAAAGCGGCCACCGGCTCGAAGATCAACGCCTCGTTTTCATCCTCCGGTAGGTAGTCCTCCACGTATTCAACGAACACATCAAAAACGTTTTGCACCCAGGTCGTGAAGGTCTGCCAGGTTTCTGCGCTCGGCGGCTGCCACGTCCCAGGGAGCGCCAAGGCAAAGTCCAGGGCGTTTCGCAGACCGCCAAAGACTGCCCCCAGGGCGTTGCCAAACTCGGCCACCGGCCCGAAGATCAGCGCCTCGTCTTCGTCTTCTGGCAGGTAATCCTCCACGTAAACCACAAACACAGCGAAGGCGTCTTGCACCCATTGGACAAAGGGCGCCCAGCTGGCCGGCTCTGTCCATTGCGCCGGGAGCGCCAGCGCCAGATCCAGCGCCGAACGTAAGCCCTCCATGACGGATTGCAGCGCCTGGCCGAAGCGCATCACCGGCTCGAAGATAGCCGCTTGTTCTGGGTCTTCCGGCAACTGTGTCTGAACGTAAGCAGCCAGCACATCGAAGGCGTCTTGCACCCACCGGCTAAAGGGCGCCCAACTGGCCGGCTCTGTCCATTGCGCCGGGAGCGCCAGCGCCAAGTCCAGCGCCGCGCGCAAACCCTCCATGACAGCCCTCAGCGCCTCGCCAAAGGCGCCGATAATGTCCAGGTCGCCGTCGTCGAAGCGCGGCACCGGGTCGCCGCCTGAGAGCGTCCAGGAGAATAGCCAGTTGTAGACGCTCTGGAATACGTCTTGCACCCAGGTCAGGAACGGCTCCCAATCGGGCGTTACCCACGTTTCAGGGAGCGCCAGGGCCAGATTGAGCGCCGCCTGCAAGCCGCCCATCAGGGCGCTCAGCGCCTCGCCAAAGGCGCCGATAATGTCCAGGTCGCCATCATCGAAGCGCGGCACCAGGTCGCCACCTGAGAGCGTCCAGGAGAATAGCCAGTTGTAGACGCTCTGGAATACGTCTTGCACCCAGGTCAGGAACGGCTCCCAATCGGGCACGGACCAATCAGCTGGCAGGGCCAGGGCCAGATTGAGCGCCGCTTGCATCCCGCTCAGCAGCGCGCCCAGGGCATCCCCGAACTGTGCAACCAGGACAAGCGCGCCCCTGTCCAGCGCTGCCACGGCTATGCCAAGTTGCTCGATAATGCTGATCCATTGCCGGGCGAAGGTCATAAATCGCACTTCAAGATCAGGCATCAAGCGCCAGGCCCGCATTTCGTCTGCCAGCTTGATTGCCTTTTCCCACGGCGCTAGCGCATCGGATAGTAGCCTGGCAGAGGTCGCCGCCTTCTCTAGCGTCTCTTTGCCCAGCTTGCTAGCCATGTCGCCCAGCGCCAGCGCCAGCGCCTCGACCGCCTCCATCAACAATTGAGCTTTACTGTCGATGTTGGCCAGGTTGAAGCGCTGCCCTACGGCCTCTACCGCCTCGGCCGCAGCCTTCCAGGGGGAGAGCGCTTTAACGATCTCGTCCGCCTGCGCTGCCACCCGCTCAAGCATCCCGACAGGCAGGTATTGAATGACCCAATCCACCCACTTGACCAGGTCGTAAACCAGCCACATCATCTTCTGCCCGCGCCCGGAGTGACTGATGACGCCCGCGCCGCCCGCATCGTCAATGGCCTGTATCGCATCGGCTGCGGCTTTCCAAGGAGAGAGCGCCTTAACGATCTCGTCGGCCTGCGCGGCTGCCTGCTCCAACATCCCCGTCGGCAAGTAGTTGATGACCCAATTCACCCACTTGATTAAATCACTGACCAGCCACATCATCTTCTGACCGCGCTGCGAATGACTCAGAACGCCAGCGCCGGCCGCGTCGTCGATAGCTTGGATTGCGTCAGCGGCTGCTTTCCAGGGAGCCAGCGCTCGCACCACTTCATCAGCCCTGGCTGCCACAGCCTCCAGCATCCCGACCGGTAGGTAGTTTTGCAGCCAGTTGACCCAAACAATTAAGCCATGCGCCATCCAAATCAGCCGCTGGGACGCATCCTCGATACGCGACCCCGCCTGGCTAGCGATAGCGTTAATGGCGTCAGCCGCAGCCTTCCACGGGGCTAGCGCCTTGGCGATCTCGTCAGCCCGCGCGGCTACCTGGCGCAGCATCCCCTCTGGCAGGTAGTTGATGATCCAGTTCACCCAATCGACCAGTAGGCGCGCTTGCCAGATCAACATCGCGGCCGATGCCTCAATGCGCGTGCCGGCCTGACTGGCGATAGCACTGACCGCGTCTGCTGCCGCTTTCCAAGGCGCCATGACCTTGACGATCTGCTCGGCGGCCCGACCTAGCTTCTCCAGGTCGGCGTCACTTAGCCCGCCGGCTTTGACGTTATCCACCAGCCAGCGGAAGTCTAGCACCATTGCAACGATCTGTTGCGCCCATGCCCGCATCACGCCAGGGCGCAGGTTAGGATCGTCCATCTTCGACAGGGTATCCATTGCCCGCGCCAAGGCCGATGCCACATCGCTAACAATTTTCGCGGCTAGTTGTAACTCGTCAGCCTTCTCGATCAAACCAGCCGCGTGGATTTGCGCCACCGCCTGGCCCCACGCCAACACCATCTCAACCAACCCGTCCAGCAGGGCTTGCATGGCCACCTGCCAACCCGCGGCCGGCGTGCCGAACTCGGCCAGCGCATCGAAGGCGGCAACGGCCCGCTCGACCATCTGTGCCAGCGCCATCGCCGTCTTGGCCGCTTCCTCCAGGGGGTCAATGATCTGCGGTCGCACCTGGGAGCCAGAGCCGGAGCCGCTGGGACCGGTCAGGTTGGTCATAGCGCTGCCGGCTTCGCCCAGCGAGCTGGCCAGGTTGCTCGACGCCCCGCTCCATGCGTCCAGGCTGGAAATGGCGCTGTTGGCGGCTGCGTCGATGGCCCCCTCCATGCCGTCCATCAGCGCTTCGATGGCCGCTGCTGCTTGGCCGAGCGCTGCCAGGTCCTTGACGCCGGAGGCGATCTGCTGATAGACCATCGCCGCCGCCGCCATCGCCCGGAAGCCCTTGACCGTAGCGCGTGTTTGGGCAATCAAGCCCATGACCGCCGCTTTGCGCGCCTCGATCTCGCCCTTGACCATCGTTAGCGTGGCCTGCAACTGCTGCCGGCTCTGGCCCTTGAGAATGTCGCCCGCCTGCTTCTCGGTAGCAATGCGCCCGTTGTAGAAGGTGAGGATGGCCGCCTTCTTGGCCTCGTAGGCGCTCTGCAATGTCGCCACCTGCGCAGCGTCCCCGCTGGCCTGGATGTCCACCAAGAGCTTTTGGTACTCAGCTTCCAGCGCCAGTAGGGCGTTGTCGCGCTCGTAGGCAAACTGCGCCGCAGCTACGCCGTGGTCAATCATCTGCTGCTGGACGCCCTGTAGGTACTCCATGATGCGCTGCTGGTTGGCGTCCGTGTATTCCGCCGTCGCCGCGCTCATCCCCTCCCACATCTGCGCCCAGAAGTCGGGCAACGCTGCCAGCGCCGGTACGGCTGTCTCGGTGATCTGCGCGGTTGCGTTCAGCCATGCCGCCGGTAACTCGTCCATTGCTTTTGAGTTGCGATGGATGGTCTCAGTAACGTCCGTGACCGCCTTGATTGCGCCTGACCAGTCCCTGCTGTTGATCTCCTCGTAGGTCTTTGCAAAAGCCTCTAGGGTTAGAGCGTAATCCTCTCGCAGCGCGACCATCCGCGCCCGGTACTCGTCAAAGCCAAAATCGCCCTTGATCCACTGAGCGAGCAGGTTGAACTCTTGGCCTAGCCTGGATAGCTCGGCGGCTAACTGCTGAAAGTTAGTGATGCTCAGAGCGATCTGCTTGCCGATGAAGCCAAATACCGACGCCCAAAAGTCGACGTTCAGCGCCTCGCTCAACTGCTTAAATTGCCCACTGACGCCGCTCAGGTCGATGGACTGTAAGCTCTCCATCATGGCCATGAAGCTGCGAGCGATCATGTCCACCTGGTCTACAAGCTGCGGCCCGACCTCGCGCGCCAGCCGGGTGAAGTCGGCCAGCAAGGGCGAGAGAATGGGCAACAGCCGATCCCCTATCGCCGTCGTGGTATCCCGAATGACGCTCTCCAGCCCTCGCTGCGTGTTGGCCCAGCTATCCGCCGTCCGGGCCGCGTCGCCTTGCGCGTCCGAGGTCATCTTGAACAGCAGGTTCAGTCGGGCCTGCACCTTCTCTTGTTCGGTCGCCTTCTGGATCCCGCCCTCGATCCCCATGTTGAGCAGTTCTTGGGCTAATGTAGCCTCGGAGATAACAATACCGAAGCGCCGCACCGCCTCGTGGTTGCCCACTAGCGCCGACTGGAAGGCGGCCATCGCCTCCCCGTCGGCCACGTTGTTGAAGCTGCCCACGTCCACGGCCAACTGCGTCAGGGAGAGGGAGAGCTTTTGCGCCTCCTCGCGCGCAAAGCCCATCGGCACAAACACGTCCTGCACCGACGCCGCCATCTCTTTCAGTTCGTACTTGGAGCGCTGGACAACATCGGCCATCGCGGCCAGGTCAGCCTCCATTTTCTGCGCGCCGGCCCCAAACACCACGTTGAACTTGCTGCCCGCCTCCTCGGCTGCGCTGGCCAAGGCGACGGCTTCCTTGCCGAAGTTGAACAGCGCCTTGCCTGCCTTGACCGCTATCCCGGCCACAACCAGACCGACCGCAGCAAACGCCCCCTTGACCTTATCCAGCTTGTTTTCGCTGTCCCCGGCGAAGGTGTCAACGGCCATCCCGGCCAGCCGCAGCCCTTTCAGGAACTCGCTGTTCTGGACGGCCATCTCCCACATCAGGGAACCGAGCTTGACGGAGTTCATGGGCCAGCCTCAATCTTGACGCCTACCAGTAGGTTGCAGCGCCAGCACAGGATCAGGATGTCGGCCACCGACGCCTCGCAATGGCGCCAGGTCGGCCGCGCGTCGAACAGCCGGGCGTTGCAGCGCCGGCAGCGCACCTGAGAGAAGATCACGCCCGCCGCAGGAGTGCTCATGCCGTCGCTTTCGTCTCGGTCAGCGCTACGTCGGCGGTGCCATCGGCGCCGTCGCTGTCGCCGGCCGCGTCGATGAACTTCACGTCCCACCCGATCCCTGTCGCCTTGCCCAGCCGGGCCGTCACTTCGTCGCTCAGCCACACCACCACCGACCCGCCCGCCTGGTTGACGGTCAACGAGCCCGCCGCAGCCGTGACGCCGGAGGGCAGCGCCGCCCCGTTCAGCCGCTGCAAGCCATCGCTGAGCGCAGATGGGTTGGTCTCGCGCAGTTGCACCAGCGCAGCCACGTCGGGCCGGCTGTCGTCGGTCTTCAGCGTCCACAACGCCGTCACCCAATTGGCGGGGATGGTCAAGCCGGAGATCGTCGCCTCGAAGGTTCGGGCCGCCGTGATCGTCAGATGGCCAGCGTTGTTGGCTGGCGTGATGGTCACAGCGGTCGTGTCAATCGCCGCCAGCGCGCCGATGATAGCGCCGGCCGTCCCGCTGTTGTAGGAGCCAGGAAGAACCGTAATCCACGGATCGTCCGCAGTGCCGGCCGCTGCGATGCCTGCGCCCGCGCTGCCTGGGATCGTATGCCCGCTCAGCAGTTCGTCAAGCATTGCGTCAGCGTTCTCGGCCGCGGTGGGCAGCGCGCCGACCGAAGCCTCCAAGGCCAACGGTGCAACCGCGCTTGTCAACTCGGCCAGCGTCGGAGGATCGTAGGCCGTCAGCGCCGCAGCCGCAGCCGCCTGAGTAGCCGTAGCGTCAAGCGGTTCCGACGGCAAGTCAGTCACCTCGGCCAGCCGGCCAGACAGCGCTTGGCCCGCGGAATACGTCACATTAGCGGAAGCGTCCAACTCGAACCAGCGCACCGTCACGTCAGGGATTGCGGTGTCCCCGGCCAATCCGTCGATGTAGACGGTCACCACGTCGCCGGATCGCACAGCGATGAACCCGCCCTGCGCGCCGATGGCCGTTTCGCCAGCCGCCGCCGTGTGCGTGGTCTTCGGCCCGATGACATAGGCCGAGCCAGCGCCGTTGACCTGCAACGTGACGTAGTACACATAGTCGCCACTGCCCGCCACTTGGTCAGCAAGCAACTGCGGCATGACGAACTTGTCCCCCGTGGACGTGTAGACGCCAACAGCCGTCGCACTGCTGATGTTGACGTTCGTGTTGGTGTCCGTTTCAATCCATGTCGGGGCCATGTGTCACCGCCTCAGATGCCAGGGGCCAGGATGGCGTTGGCCTGCGCTTCGAGTGCGGCAAGTTCCGCTTGCAACGTCCTGAGCGTCGCGTCGTGCGCGTCGATGCTCGCCTGCCGCGCCACTTGCTCGCGGGCCACCTCAGCGCGCTTTGCCGCAATGTCGCCCAGGATCGCCAGCCGTCCGAGGTACGATACCAGTTGTTCAGGCGTGATGCCTGCCGCTGCGAGTAGTTGGTCGAGGGTCATGTGATTGCTCCTATGTGTCTAGAGTGCGGCCATCGCCGCCGATACCGCTGCCACCTGTGGCGCGGTCAGCGCAGTGCTATAAATCGCAACGGCTTGGATTTTGCCTATCCATAGACTGTTCACCGCGCCGCCGTCGTTGCGTCCACCGATGGTCAACGCGTGCACCGGCAGCGTAGTGCCACCTGACATTGTTGTGCCGTCTGTTGCGCCGTTTAAATAGCCCTGCGTAGGCGTCAAACACATCACGCCGGCTGCTACCGCTGCCCCCGGCCCGGTGTAAGCCGTTCCGTACTCGTAATAGCGAAACCCGCCGTATCCGCTTTCGAGGATGAACGCTTTGCCATCGTAACAGCCTGCCGTAACACGCGCTTGCGGTCCGGTGTATCCATTGGCAACGCGTAGGATTAGCGACATTGGATGTGTCGGCACAACGCCAGTCGTCACGTATTGCGTATTGCCGTCGAACGTCCAACCCGTCGCCGCATCAAACGTCGGCGCAGTCCCCGGCGCTGCGTCATACGTGCCGGGATTGGCGAGATTGACATACGACGCAGCCAACGACGACGCGCCTTTCGGTTGGTACGCGGCCACGGGCAACGGGGCACCACCAGCGCGGTACCACGGCAACGCAGTCAAGCCCGGATCAAACGCTGGCCGAAACACACGGCCAAAGCCGCCGCCAAACGTCATCGCTCACGCTCCGCACGGTCAACCAGCACCACGGCCATGCCAGCCAGCACAGCCAGCGCAGCCGCGAGGCCGATAGCCAGAAACATCAACAGGATAGGTACAGTCATGTCGTCAACCTTGCTTGCTGCGCCCCTGCGCAACCGTTACCGTGCCTGCGCCTGGCAGGTCGGCTAGTAGTTCAGCCGGGTAGAGCTATCTACCCTGACGCTGTTGCTTTTCGCAATCGGCTGAACCCTTCCGCTAACGTCTCTACTCAGGCGCTTTCACGCCGGACCGTCCACGATCTCTAGGTGGCCCGTCGCCACGTAGCCGGTCAACGTGATCTCTCGCCATTCCGCAGCCAGCCCGCGCGTCGCCTCGATACTACTGCGTTCATCCGGCTCAGAGTAGATCTTCTTTCCATCCAAAGTGTGACCGTTGACTTCGACCTCAACCCAGCCCGCCGCCGGCGCCGCAAGGATCCGCGCTAACACGTTTTTCTGCAACGTCGCCAGCCGCGGCTGCTGGACTCCTGGCCCTTTGCGCAGGTTCAGGTTGGTTGTGGTGCGTACCATGCCGCCTGGGACCATCTTCACTGCCATATCTCCACGAAGTCGCCGCCAGCGCACTCCCAGCGGGCTATCCGGCGTTCAAGCCACGGCATCCTGAGCGCATCGCCCGGCCCGATGGCGTAGAGCGCGCCTTGGGTCAGGTCAGGCCAACGCTGCCAGGAGAGGGCCACGGCTACGTCCAGCGGCTGCGGCTGCTGCCAGCCAAACCAGCCGCCCTCGATCTGCGCCGCGTGCCTGTTGGCGTAGACCTGCGCGATGGCCACCTTCGCTTCGACCGGACAGGTGGGCGCTTCTCCGGCGATGATCCAGGCCAGCGCCGCGCCCGTCACCAGTTCGGCCAGTTCACGCCACACGGGCCCTCTCCTGCGCCAGTTTCGCCAGTCGCTCGGCCCGCAGGCTGCCCGGCTCGGCGGCTGCTACGCCTGGCGTAACACCTGGCACGATGGGCCGGCTACTGATCCGGCTCACTTCCTGCGCTGACCGGCCATCGGCTTGCGCTGCCAGCGTCTTGGCCATCTGCGAGAAGTTCTTGCCGTCTTTGCCAGGGTTGGCCCCGTGGCCGGCTACCAGCAGCGCCCGCAGATCGTCGCTGGCCTCCAGCGCTGGGATGGCCTGGTAGAGCGCCCAGAAGCGCTGCACAGGCATCTCCAGCGCCGTCTCAGCAGTGTAGCCCGGATACGAGCGCAAGAAGCGCCCCATCATCCGGGCTACGTCGATTTTCCCGGCTCGGCGTCTGCTCCGTTCTCCTTGACGCCCTCTGGCATCACGGCGTTTTGCAGCGCCGCAAAGACCACGGGTAACTCCTCGAAGAACAATCCGCCCACCGGGAACTCAGGCAGCGCCGCCTGGATGGCGTCCCTCATCGACTGCATCAGCGCGGTCTGCTGGGCGCCATCGGGCGACTCGCCGCTCTCGGCCATCTCCCGGTACATGCCGTCGATCTCCAGCATGGCCAGGTAGCTGTCCAGGGGCAGGCCGTTCAGGTAGTGCCGCTGGCCGTTCTGGTCAGTCACGTAGCGGGGTTGCTGCGAGCGCTGCGCCCGCATCGCTGCCAGGTTGACTACTTCGGTTCCGCTGGCGGCCGGGCTGGCGTCTCCAGCCCGGCGCGCCTTCTTGTAGGTGTTTGCCATTTTTGCCACGTCCTTTGCATGGTCCCAGCGCTCAGAGCGCCGCTCAGGGTTGAGACTACTTCTCGATCTCGATGTAGCCCGGCAACGCCGTTGGGGCCGCTGTGCTGTACAGACCCTCGAAGGTGAGTTGCAGGCCCGTCTCTTTTGTCTCGGAGAGCGTGATGCCGCCCACCGTGACGTAAGCCTTGCCGATGGTTGCCCGGAAGTCCTTGCCGCCGTTCTTCTGGACGCCGGTCACAATCACGTTGGTCACTTCCACCGCCTGAGCCAGCGCCTGGCCGCCCAGCTTGTAGCTGTCGCCGCTGCTGGTGCTGCCCACGCTGCCCATGACCTGGGTTAGCTGCGTCCACTTCCATTCTGCGATTGTGACCTGCGCCCGGAAGAAGCCGTCGGTCACAATGCCCGTGCCAGACAGCGGCCCGCGCGCCTGCGCCAGGTCAGGATAGTAGTGCGTCACGCCCCACTCGACCGTGATGTCGCCAATGGTTGCGCCCAGGTCAACCGCGTTGACCGTCACAAAACCATCGGTGCCATACAAGATGTCGTTAGGCGTGGTTGCTGAAATACCGCCCATGTGCTTATCCTCCAATCAGTTGATGTAGTCCCAGCAGCGCCTGCCGCGCGGCCCGCTCCCAGGTGAAGCAGGCTGCTTTGGCCGCCGCTCGCTGGCCGACTTGCAAGGCCCGCTGTCGGTCGTGGTAGACCGCTTCGAGTTGGGCCACCGCTGCCTCGAAGATCGGCTCGAAACCAATCGCCTCGTAGCCGAAGTGCTCTTTGTACGTACTCACCAGCGCCGGCCGGCACGCCACCGGGTAGGCCACCTCGTCGTCCAGGTAGTCCAGCATCCCGGTATTGGCCGCGCAGACCACCGGCAAGCCCGTCGCCATCGCCTCCAGGGGCATCAGGCCGAAGCCCTCGCCGCTGCTCAGGTACAGCAGCACGTCGCCGCCTTGCAACCAGCGCGCCACCTGGGAGACTGTCCAGTCCTTGGCGATGACCGTGACATCATCACGGCCAATGACGCCCATGCCGTCCCTGGCCAGCACGTCGTCAGTGTTCACCTTGATCTCCAGCACCGCATCGGGCAGGTTGGCCGCCACGTAGGCCCGCAAGGCCATCGTCAGGTTCTTGCGGCTCAGCAGGCCCCGCCCCCACACCAGCACCCGGAACGGCCCGTCGCGCTGCGCCCGATCCTGCGCCGGCTGGAAGGCGTCCGTGTCGATGCCATAGCCGGATACCATCATGGGTACGGTCACGCCGCCAGCCCGGAAGGTCTGATGTACCCAACTGCTGGGCACCCAGCAGCCGCCGGCCCGGTTGATGACGCTCGCCCAATGAGGCGGTATCGGCTCGACTTCGATCATCGTGTGCCACACCACGTCAGGCCGCAGCGCTTTGCCCAGCGCCCAGGCTACTGGCAACCCGGTCAGCACGGCCACGTCGTAGTCGAAGTCGGTCGGCTGCGCCAGGTCAGCGCCGATCTTCTCTAGCGCCTTGTACATCTCACGCGCCACCGTGCCGTAGCCAGCTGGCAGCGCTGCGTTAGCCATCGGGCCCCAGAGTAGTCTCATTGCGTCCACTCGCTCACTGTCACCATGTAGGCGCTGGTCACTCGCGGCCATTCTGTACCAGGGTCACGCATGGAGATTGGCCCCATCACCCGGTAGGCGGTGGGGATGTAGAAGGTACCTGTGCCGCTCACAACCACCTGCTTGGCGTGCGCCGCCCGGTGCAACGCTCCAAAGGCCAGCAGATCGACGGCGATGGCGTCTTGCCAGTTGGCGCCGTAGCTGTGGACTGTGAAGCGCTCCTCGACCATCGGCAGGCTCACGTTGCCAGCGCCGCCGTCAGGCAGCACCAGCGCCGCTTTGCGCAGCGTCCAGCCAGCCGGTAACTCCATGCCATGCACTTGCACGCTGGAGGATGCCAGCGCACTGTACAGGTAGGCTACCAGAGCATAGAGCGTGCTTGAACGTGCCGGTAAGGTCATCGCAGGTTGCCTTGAGCGCCCTTGTACAGCGGTGTACAGCCGCGCCGCTGCGCCATTGCGCCCGGTAGCATCATGAGCGCCCGCCGCGGCCAAAGGCGCTGCTGATGCGTAGACCGCTGTCGGTGAAGAAGAACTCGCGCGCCGTCGAGCGGGCTTGCCCTGGCGCGTTCTTTTGCACCATCTGAACCGCCGGCCACAGCCACGGATAGCGCCAGAAGCGCCCGCTGTAGGGGTTGGTCCAGCCGATCTCCAGGTACGTGCCGTATTCGACCTCGGTGAAGATCAAGGCCGTTTTCAGGAAGCCCCGATCCTCCGGTTCCACCTCGATGTTGCGCATCAGGTGGCCCGTGTCCTCGTGGTGCGACTCCGGCTTGTGCGGATGCGGCCCTGGCCCTTTGCCCGGCGCAACGTTCTGGCGCGCCTCGCGCGCCCCTTCGTGGGCCATGACCAGCGCCAGCGCCTGGGCGAACGCGTCGCCGCGCGCCGCCACTTCCCTGGTTCGGTTATTGATCTCCATGCGGCTGACCAGCTTCATCAGTTGACCCGTTTCACTTCCAGTTGGAGCACATCGCCCCAGCCGGCTAAGTCGGTGATGCGCTGGATGTCAAACGGCCCGGCGTCCAGACTTTCGCCGTTGTCACGAGCGACCGCAGTCACTCGGTACAGCACCTCCGGCGCTGGTGTGCTATCGAAGTCCACCAGCCCGGCCGGCGCATCGGCCTTGTCCATGTAGAGGTAGTGCGTCGAGACGGTCGTGCCAGCCACGCCCTGACTAGCCCGCTCCTCCAAGCTCAGGCGTTGCAGCAAGCCCCACAGACCGGGGTATTGCGCCTCCGGCGTAGTGAAACTCACTTGCAAGTTGCCAGAGCCGGGGTGCAAGGGATCCGCGGTCGTGCTGATCGCGCCCTTCTGCAAGGTGAAACGGTGAACCATCATCGAGCGCCAGTCAGACATGGTTAGTTGCCCGCAATCCAGAAGTTGACCGGCTTTGCAGCAGCTGTTGCCACCGGCGTAGCCGCCAGATTGTAGAGCGTGAAGGTGATGTTTCGCGTCGATCCGATGTTAGCTCCGCAAGTCCACGCGCCAGCAACCACGGGATTGACCACATTGCAACCGAACGCCGTAACGGTCGTGACCGCCACGGGGGTCACGACTGCGCTCATCACGTTGCCAGTGCGCCCGAACTCGATCTTGCGTCCGTCCACCGGGTTGCCCAGCGGGTAGCTGCTGCCGTTGTACAGCACAGCGCCCGTCGCGCCGTCCACCTGGAACGTGAGACCGCTGCCGGATCCGCTGTAAGTCACGATGTCAGACCCGTCCCAGCTTTCAACGCAGTTGCCGCTCTCGGTCGAGCACAGCAACCCACCGCGCTCGATGGCCCCGGCCGGCTGCTCCGGTGTTGGCGTCTGACAAGCCACCACCAGGAAGGCCACAACCGCAAGAAGCACCGCCGCTAGCGAGAAAACCTTGATCTTCATAGTCCTACCTTACACAAGGCGCCGCAGCAGCAGCGCCATATTCTTTGCCTCAGCCGGCGCGCCGCCGGCTCCGTTGGGACCGTAGCTGATCGAAGCAGCGCCCAGCGACCTGGAGACGATGCCCGGATTGGCGCGCGAGGCGTAGAAGGCGGCAGCGGCCATCGCTACGGCGTCCTGCGCCATCGCGTTGACCACGTAGCGGTAGACCACATCGGCGCTGTCGTGCGCCGCCGCAGTTGTGCCGCCCTGCGCCCGTTCCACCGTGACCACCGTTCCGGCCACCTCGGTGACTTGCATCTGCTCATCATCGATGCGCAGCATCCAGCCAACCTGGCAGCCGGCCATCTCCAGCGTCGTCGCATCTGCCGTCAGCGCATCCGTCAGCGCGCCCACCCTGACCAGCGTCGTGGGATAGCCCCACCAGCCCGTCACGGTGATAGCCGCTCGCTTGGACGTGTTCCAGAGCCAGGTGCGCGTGCCTACCAGCTCCAGCGCCGCCTTGGGCCGGCTGTTGTCGGGGTAGAGCGCGTAGTCCGTTGCAGCCAGCACGCCGCCGCCATCGCTGACCGAGATCACGCTGTCCAGGTCGTCGTGCAGCCACAGCATGTCGCCAGGGGCGGGTACATCGAAGACGCGGGCCGCATACTCCGGGATAAAGACACGGCGCGCCGTGCCTTCAAGCCACTTGCTGGCGCGCTCGATGACGCGGCCCAGCGTGGCGTCCTGCGCCGTGCCAGTGATGCCCAGGTCGGCCTTGAAGTCGTCCAGGCCCAGGTACCAGCGTGTCACGGCTTGGCCTTGCCCTTGGCCGCCTTCGGCTCCTCTGCCGGCTCATCGACCTTGGCCGCGCCCACGTCGATCAGGTACTGCGCTACCTTGTCGGGTAGCTCCAACACCTGACCGGCGCGCACCGGCTCGTGCCAAAAGTCGCCTTGCCGGAAAGCTACGATCTCAACTCGCATCGCTATCGCTCCTTGCCCTGACCTAGATGGTCAGGTTGTAGCTCATTGCCACCATGCCAGCCTCTTTGAACTGGATGTCCAGGCGGGCCGAGGCGATGATGTACCACGCATCGGAGAAGGGCACCTGCCCCACGAAGATGCGCGGCCGGCGGCGCCAGCCAACCCGAACGCCGGCCCGGTTGACCAGCATGAAGCTGCCCTTGGTGTTGTTGCTGGCCGTGTTGTGGATCATGCCGTTGGCGTCGGTCAGGCCGTACATCTGCGACCGGATGACCGGTACGCCCTTGATCCGGCCCAACTCGCCGGTGAGGATCGTCGCCTGCGGCCCGTACTTGTCCACGGTCATGACCTCGGACAAATCCTCGAACTTGAGCGCCGTGGGGATGTCGGTGATCAGCACCAACTGATTGGGGTCAGCGCCGAACACGCCACGGGTACCCATCAGGATACGGGTAGCGTTGAAGTCCTCAACGGTCAGCGCGCCAGCGTCGCGTGCGTCGGTCGCAGTCGTCACCAGCGCCTGATGACGCAGGCCGTCCAGCACCAGCAGCCGCCAGGCGGTCGAGATCGCACCGTTGCCGGTGTCGCTGATGTTAGTGTTAGCGGTCGTCTCGTCGCCGGAGATCAGCAGTTCCTCGATGGCTTGAGCGAACGCTACGCCGTACTGGTCACGGAAAGCGCCCTGAACGTTCAGGATGCTGTCCTCCACCTGCTCCTCCGACCAGTAGGACAAAGCGCCCAGCTTGCCGGCGCTGAACGTGACCTTGGCCGTCCCGATCTTGCTGTCAGCGGTCGGGGTTGCGCCCAACACGAGTTGCGCCTCGTTCGTCGTTTCCGCCACCTTGTAGAAGGTGGGATCGGCCGACTCGGTGGGCCAGTCGTAGGGCTGGCTGGGCATATCGAACTGCTCCAGCGTCCCCAGCACGGCCGCGTTCAGGCGCACAGTGCGCCACAACATGGCCGACATGAGGGTGGGCACCCACTCATCGCCGTAGCTGGCCTGGGTGGAGTAGATCACCTCATCGTTTTTGGCGCCGATCTCCAGGAGTTGCGTCAGGCCCTTGGCGCTCACGTTGTCCGAGAACTTGACCTGCTTCGCCAGCACCTTGCCGCTGGCGTCCATCACGTCGCCCACGTCTTCCGGCCCGGCCACGTAGGGCTGGGCGATAGCGGGGTCAAAGGCGGGCACGTCCTGGTAGAAGCGCTGGGCGCCCGGAGCGGTGGGCCAGCGCACGACGCGGTCGGTGGTCTTCATAAACTTGGCCGCGCGGGTCATGGCCGCCCGGCGGAAGCGCTCGCTCGGCTCAGGGGCAACACCCGCTTTCGCCATGCGGCTGGCCAGGTAGTAGTCCTTCACCAAGTCCATGTCGGCCACGCGGTCGAATTTGGAACCGACGATGATCTGCGAGAGCTTGCCCATCGCATCAGCGCCGGGGCCGCTGCCCAGGTCGGCCACAGGGAACGGGGGAGCAGTCGGGGCGGTTTTGGGCGTCTGACCGGCGATCTCCGCCAGCAGCTCGGCCCGCATCGCCTCGCGCTCCTGCTTGGCCTTGTCCTCAGCTTGCCGCTGCGCCAGTTGCTTAGCCTCGATGGCTTCCAGCACCTGGGCCGCAATGGCCGCCGGGTCAGGCTGGGTGATCTTCGCCATCACCTCCTGGGCGATGGCTTCAGTGTCAACAGTCATGTTGTCATCCTCCATTGCCGGCTGTTCGCCGGCTTCCAAAAGGTCTGTGCCATCGCGCAAGGCTTTGGCTACTGAAAACAGCGCCTGCTGGTGGGCAGGCACCGTAACTACCGATATTTCCTGCAAGTCCCATCGGACGATCCGCTTCACGCCGTCGGGCTGGAGATAGCCCAGCGCCCGGTCGCCGCGCGCCCGGACAGAGAAGGCGTTCAGGATGCCGCGCTCGATCATCTTGGCAATCTTGGCGCCCCACTCCATGGACTTGTCGATGGCCACGCGCACGCGCAGACCTACGGCGTCGATAGCCGCATCGACCACCTTGCCCACCGGTCTGTCCAGGTCGTGATTGAACAGCACGATGGGGTTGCGCATGTATTCGCCCAAGCCCTCCTCGAAGGCTTTAGGCTCGATCAGGTCGTTCACCCGGTCAGCCGTCGCCGTGTTGGCGTAACCCTCGACATAAAGCACGTCGCCATCTGTCGGGTCAGGCCAGCGCTTCGCCAGCGCCATGTGAAAGTTGACAGGGACCTGCTCGGTGGGCACGGGATCAGGCTGCGCCGGCTCCGGGGCCGGCTCCTGGATGATCTCAGGTGTTTCGTCTGCCATACTTACCTCTTGCTTCCAATCCACGCGCCAGCCTCGGCGGCGTCGATCTCCTTGGCGTCCAGGGTGCAACGGCAGTTGCCGCCGCACTCACTGCCCTCGGTGGGCACTGGTAACACGTTGGCCGGCTGCCAGCCCATCTGAGCGTAGCGGATACAGTCCTTGCAGTGATCCGCTATGCCCAGCCGCCGCCGCTCGATAATCATGCGGTCGGCTCTGGTGGGCCGGCGATGGTCACGCTCGGCCAGCCAATACTCACGGCGGGCATTGCCCAGGTACATGCGCAGGCGGTTGAGCGCTTGCGCCTCAGTGACCTCGCCGGCTGCGATCTGCTGCGCCATGTTGCGCAGGTGGCGGTATTCGCTCTGCAAGCGCCCGCCGATGTGGCCGTAGTCCTGCGCTGTCAACCTGTCCCAGCCGCCAGCGCCCAGCGCCCGGTTTTGCAGGTAGAGGCGCTTTAGCTCCTGCTGCATCGTCGCCTGCCACACGGCCGGGGAGAGACGCCCGTCGATGGCCTGCTGCGTGATGCTCGATAGCAGTTGCTCCTTGGCGTTGACCTGCGCTTCCAGCAGCCGCATCACCTCGGCCCTCGCCACGAACTGCTGGCGCCCGCTGGCCAACCGGGTGTGATAGTTGTGCGTCCGCGGGTCAAACCAGTAGCCGGGCAGGTATTCCATGCTCAAAAATCCAAGTACACACTATATACCTTATGCACTTCTGGCATGTAGCAGCCGCTTGTAGCGATTGGGCACCGCCGGGCTTGCCATCCAATCGGCGGCTGCGTCCAGGGCGTCGGCTTCCGTGACTTCCGCCATGCGGTCGGTCAATGCTTCCGGCAATGGGTCACGCTCTACGTTGCCGCCGTGGTTCTTCTCGATCCAGGCGACGGTGCGCTCAGCGTCGATCTGGTTGACGCCAGCTTCCAGAAGCGCCTGCACCTGCGTCTCGGCCCACGCCGCGCTAGCCACGGGCAACCACCTTGGCGGCTGCCAGGAATAGCGCCTGCAACTCAGCCGATGCGCTGTACATCTTGGGTGTTTCCAGGTCGGCATCTTCTACTGCGGCGTCTTCCCTGACCTGCTGGCGCCCGACGATTTGCAAGGGCTGGCGCTCCTCGTCCGGCTCCTCGGCCGGCTCCGGCTCAGCGCTCTTGCCAGCTTGCGCCTGAAACTCTGGCCAAGTCACGTCGCCCCAGGTGGCCGGCTGCATACCCAGGTCGTTGCGCACCTCGTTGATGGTCATCACGCCCCGGTCCAGGTAGGTCGTATGCTGCTGGAGCTGCTGCTGCGTGTCGCGCGGCACCACGTCCAGAAAGCGCAGGTTGTCGGTCGGGCCGTAGAGCGGCAAGACCTCGGCGTTTAGCCGGTTGGCGACGCGGGTTAGCAGGGGTGCGAGCGTGTACTTGCCAACCAAGTATTCCGCCGTCCGGGCATTGGCCAACGGCACGTCATCGGAGAGCATCAGCGCAGGATGCACGCCCATCGCCATAAAGATGTCTTCCCGGTTCATCTTGCGGCCGGCGATGTATTCGGCGTCTCGCTGGCTCATGCCCATGTCGCGCGCCTTAAAGCCGGCCCACAGGAACGCCACCTGGCCCGCCTTGTCCGGACCGCCCGTGAACTTGTCCCTGAACCACTTCTCCATCGTCTTGCGCTGGTCTTCGTCGATGAACTGCTCATCGCTCTCGATCACCGTGGACAGCCGCGCCTGGTTGCGGAACAGCGCCCGGTTGTGGCGCTGCGCCGACACGTCCGCCTCGGTAGCCAACAGAGCGGCGTCAGCCTGCCCCAAGCCGTAGAGGTCGTTGGACGGGTTGTAGCGCTTGATATGCACGATGTCGGCCAGCCCAATGGGCCAGGTGCGCCCCATGACCGTGTAGGCATAGCCTGTGACCAAGCTGCCCTGCCCCACGAGCTCTACCCGGTCGGGCCGCAGCGGGATCAGCATCCCCGGCGGCTGCGAAGGATCCGCGCGCCCGCCCAGGTACAAAAACGCATCGCCCGACAGTCCCAAACTGGCGATGATATTCTCGATCAGCGAGAACTTATCCAGCGCCAGCCACTCCATGCCCGGCGCCGGCTGGCGCAACAGGTCAATAAATGGGTGCGCCTTGTAGGCTTCGGCGTCATCCTCCAGCCCGTTGAAGACGGCCAGCTTGGCCGTTGCCGCTGCTTCCGCAATGCGTGTTAGGGATGCAAAGAAGGCGGGAGAGGCTTTGTACTGCTGCGCCTGGCGCTCGAAGGTAGAACGGTCAGGGTCTTGCAGGTCAGACCAGCCGCCCTCGCTGGCCCAAGGGGGAAGCTGCGACCGGCGCGCGGCTTGCGCTTTGGGCGCCAGCCCGAACATGCCGGCGAGGCGGTCGAAGTTGGTCAGGATGCTGCTGCTCATTGCGCCTTGTACCTCCCAGCCACCAGCGCGCTACCCAGAGCCAGCAGCACGAAGAAGGCCAACGCGCCCCACAGAGCCGGCCCCCAGGCGACCACGCCCAGCAGGGCCAGCCAGATAGCGGCCAGCACGCTCAGCCAACAACACGCTGCGACCAACGTAGAAACCCGCATTGACTACTCCCGGAAATGCGAATGCCCGACCTGGAAACCCAGGTCGGGCATTGCCGCAGCAGTCCATCCAACAAGGAGGAGGAGATGGAACGCAAGATGTAGGCGCCGGACGAGCCGGCAGTTACTTGTAATTTGTGCCTACGCTTTCAAGTCTACACGATGAAAGCGCAAATGTCAAGCCCCTTTATCGGTGTGGGTGATATTCACTTGAACGCCTCAGCGTAGGCGTCTTGGAGCAGACGCATCAGAGTTACCCCGAAGGGCCGGAGGTAGCGGTCAGCGTCCAATCTTGCCTTATCCAGCGCAACCCACAGGTCAACGTCAACCGGTTCCATGTGAGCGCCGCAGCACATCGGCGTGAACATCAGGCTGTTGGCCGCCGATAGGTGTACCTTGTGAGCATCACCCATCACCGTGCAGCGCCATTCGATGCGCAAAGTGTCTTGTGGCATAGTCTACTTATTCCAGCCCACAATCAACCGCGGCGGGTACTCATTCCAGCCCACCACCAGCTCGCCGCCCGCCCCGTCGGCGTAACGGTGCATCTTGACGGCTACCGCCCTCTCCAATGAAAACGGCTCTTGCTCGCCATAGAGCACCTGCGTCGGGAGCGCTCCGTACACCGGCAGGCGATAGCGGAAATCGCCATACTCCGTGCGCTCAATGGGCACCTCGATCACCACAACGTCAGCCGGCAGCCGGCCCTCTCGCCACAGGTTGAACATGCGGAGGGCCTTGGCCTGGCGCTCCCTCTCTACGTCCAACAAGACAGCCGCAAATTCCGCATCTGACAGGCGACCGACTGGCTCGTAACTCCCTATCACTCTGCTCTCGAATTCATCGCCTATCTTGGTTGTGTCGTAGTATCTTGGTTCCAGCTCTATCATCGGTTTCTGGCTCCTTTCGCCCCTGTCCAACGCCCTGGGCAATTGCCCACAGCCACTTCGTCATGCGGCACTCCGCAGTACACGCAAGGATCGCCCTCATGTAGCTTCACGGGATACACAGCGCCCGGCCACCACAGGTCAACGCTGCTGTAATCCATGTTTAGCGCCAGCGGCCCCATGACGTGAAGGGGTGTAACGCAGGTCAGGCGGGCTGCGTCTTCGTTGTCAAAAACGCCAACAATTACCAGCGCATCCTGAGCAGTAGCCGGCATCTCCAGCACAAGCCAAACGGTCTTTTCTTGGTTCATGCCTAATCCTATCACGCCCTACCGCCCGTTGTCAACCCCCCTGCGCCGATCGTGGGCCACCGCCTCAAGGAACTGGTTGGCCGGCGGCTGGTGCGCAGTGTCCAGGTAGGCCCGCAGGTCTTCGACCAGGTCGGAGATGTGTATCTCGTGATGCGTCTTGCACCTTGAGCAATACACCCTCACCTTGCCGCCCACGACCTCGCCCAAGTAGGCGTTGCAGGCAGGCCCAGCCGGCGGCCCGGCGCACCTGATCTTACGCCCCGTCGTCATCGGCTGCCCCGTATTCGGCTTCCAGGTAGGACAGGAAGTTACCGCCCTTGGCCGTAAGCCAGGCAAAGGAACCGCTGGACCCGTCCACCTGGTCATCATGGGAACCGAAGGGGAAAGCCGCCATCTCGTCCAGGTAGGCTTTGTTCCATGCCGCCGCTACGATGTCCACGTTGCCGCCCTCAGCTTGGTCAGCGAACGGCTGCGCTCGCACCTCCTTGGAGCCGGTAGGCGCGTCGACCGCGACCGGGAAGCCGGCCAGCAAGGCAATGTCACTCTCGGCCACCTCCTTCCCGCTCGATCCCCCTTCCCGCTCGATCACGGTGCGCACAGGCGAACCGGGCCGCTGGGCGTCCAGGCTGGCCGTCTGGTGCATGATGGCCCGGCGCTGCCTGGGTGACCACTGGCCCCTGACCACATCTTCAATCACGAACCGCCCCTCGCCCGTCTTTGCCATCAACAGGCCCACCGACCAGTCCCCGCCGCCGGCCGTCGAAGCCTTATCCCAATAGCGCACCCTGGCCCGGACATTGGACGGCGCGGCAGGTACAATACGGAACCATGACGGCTGGAACATGCCGCCCGCCGTCGGCAAAGGGCGCTGCTGGTAGAGGGCCGAGAAGCTCCACGGCCCCATGACCTTCTTGGTCTTGAGTAGCGCCGCCTCATCGAAGCGCTCCGGGCACAGCGCCTCGCCCGGCTCCCGCCCCAAGGGATCCGCGTCTTCGGCCAACGCTGGCAGCGAAATGACTTCCCACGCCTCGCTGTCATCGCTGGCCAGGATGCGCCCGGCAAGGTCGTTTTCGTGCCAGCGGGTCATGATAAGAATAATGGCGCCGCCCGGTTCCAGACGGGTGTACAGGTCGTCAGTGTACCAGTTCCAGCAGCGCTCCCGGTAAGCGTGGCTGTTCGCTTCCTCTCTGGACTTGACCGGATCGTCGATCAGGATCAGATGGCCGCCGCGGCCGGTGATGCCCGATCCTACGCCTGTCGCCCGCACCCCGCCGCCGTCCACCGTCTCCCAATCGTCGGCCCGTGTTACGGCCAGTTGCAAGCCCGCTTCCAGGGCCACGCGCTGCCCCTTGCGGCTGAACTGCATGGCCAGGTCGTTGTTGTAGGCCCCTACGATGCAGCGCAAGTCGGGCCGCTTGAGCATCCGCCATACGGGGTAACGGATCGTGACCATCTCGCTCTTGCCGTGGCGAGGCGGCATAAAGATCATCAGGCGGCGCAGCGTGCCAGCCGTGACCCGTTCCAGGGCGCGCTGAACCAGCGCCAGATGACGCCAGCGCCAGTTGAACGTAGGAGTAACAGTTGAAAGCCAGAGAGGGAAAGGGGGAGGCGCGCTACTCCGAGGGCTGAACGTCAGCAGCCTGTCCACCAAGGCGCGCTCTTGCGGCGTCAAAGATGGCAGCAAGGCGGGCCAGTCGTTCGTCATTGGAAAGGTCGCTAACATCCTTCGTCTCGATGGGGCCGTCGTTGGCGCCCGTCAGCCGCACAGTGCTGGGGGGAGCCGGTGGGTACATGCTGGGCATCAGGCGCGCCCGCTTGTCCAGAATGACAAAGCAGCGGTCAGCCGCTGCATAGTCCCCCTTCTTGGCCTTGGCGAAGTAGACCTTCCACAGATCGTCAAGGCGCTCTAGCTCAAGCTGGCGCAGCTCTGCGGTGATCTCCGAGGTCTGCGCTTGCAGGCGCCCAAGCTCATGCTTGATGTCCTTCTGAACCAGGGGAGCGCCATACTTGGGCGAGACGCCTTCAACCCCGCGCAGTTGCTCAGCGATCTCCTCCAGCGTGCCGCCTTGCTTGCGAAGCTCTACCGCCAGCTTGCGCCGTTCGGCCACCGCCAGCCGGATCGGCGCTGTTTTACTCAGTGCCATATTGCATAGTAGTGGGTTGCAGCCGGCAGCGCCGCGGCGTCACCGGCTGCACCCTGTCACGTACCAGACGAGCGCCCGCGACCAGCAGGCGCAGCGCCACGGCCAAAGCGACCCCGAATGTTCGCGGCGAGACGCCCAGCGCCTTGCCGCAACCGACCCAAAAGACCACCCATGAGGCACCTCCATGAGACTGAACGAAAAAAGCGCCACGGTCGTTGACCGGGGCGCTCATCTCCCGAAAGCTCGATTAGCTCTCGCGTTTTCAGTTTAGCATGGAAAATTCGGCTTGTCAACCGAGAAGCGATGTCAACGACCGGGCCAGCGCCTGGAGCCTGCGGTCAAGTCGCAGGCTGGGCGTGGACGGGATGCGGCTGGTTAGCTTGATGCCCATCACCTTGGCGACCGCCATGCCGTCCAGGTACTTGTCGCCCAGGTCGATCAGGTGGGCTTTGTGTAAGAACTCCTCCTTCTGCTCCCTAGTCTGGAAGCAGATAGCTATCCAATACTCGCTGTCGGTAGCATCGACAAAGCGCTGATCTTCGCGCTTGGCCCGGCCACGGAAACCGGTCAGTATCTCTGATACCTCAGCCAGTGCTTCGGCTTCCGCCTCCTCTGGACCCGGTATAGGCTCTGGCTCATCGTCTACCCCGGCCAGTGCAATATCTGCGCCGGCCAGTGTGATACCACCACCGAAGTTAAGCTCAATGTCCGGCATTATGCGCCTCCCGATACTCAATGCGTTTGATCTCAAGCTCGGCCATCGGGAACACCTCAACGATGCGCCTATAGTCATCTGGGAAGTGGTCACGGATCGGCTTGAGAAAGCGGTAGTCCAGCCCGTCGAAGGATCGACCGAATAGCTGGTAATCGACTGGCAGCTTCACGCCCGCCTGCTGGATGGCCAGGATCAGGTCATCCTTGCGCCAGTCGTAGGTGGGGTAGAAGCTGCGCCTTGTCAGGTTGACGGCCCCGTACTGCTTGATGGCTGACCAGCGGTTCAGGCTGTCAGTCGCTCGCACACCGACGGCGGTATAGGTATCCTCTGGCAAGCCATAGACTGCCTTTACCACGTTGAAAACGTCGTCATAGTCGAAGTCAACCAAGTTTGCTTCTTCGACGATGGCGCAGTTCTCTGGCGCCTGAAACGTGAGAGCGTTCAGCCAGCGGTAAAGCGACGGATGCGGCAGGCGGATGATGCGAGCGCCGAACCAGTCTTCGTAATAGCTCAGGTTGCGCTCGATGAACTCCAAGCCGGGGATCATGTACATGTAGACTGGCACGATCTTGGTGAAGTGCTTGCGTAGTTGCAACCACGCTCCGATGCTATCCTTGCCAGCCGAGAAAGACAGCAAGCAGGTGCCGGCGCTTTGCTCCGACACCCACTCGCACAGCTTGTCTGAATTTTCAAAGTGTATCCGTTCCATCGGCTCTCCTATTCCGTCAGCAGAGACAATCCACCCTGCGGGATGATCTCAATCGTACCAAAAGCGGTGTCGATTGTCAACCGGGTTACTTGCTCGCGACCAAAAAAGGCTTTAACCTCATCCAGTCGCTCGGCCAAATTGTCAATCGTCAATTCATCGATGTACAGATGGCCGTCTGTGTCCAGGTAGCGCATCTCGTAAGTTGTCATGATTGTACCTCGTCATAGTGACCGGCACCCAGGCTGGCCAGTAGGTAATGGATCAGGTTCAATTCTCCCTGCTTGACCGTCATGGTCACGTTACCGTCCCGGCCGCGCTTCTTGGGCGTGTCAGTGAGAAGCTGGGCCATGTGGGCAGCATTGCGGATATCGTTAGCTTTGGTCATGGCGTTCATGGTTCAAACCTCCGTGATAGCGTGATCCGTTCAGCAGGCTTCCCAGACTTGGGCGGGCACCTCGTAGTGCATACCGAAATCTGCAAACGGCTCGGCAAATCGCATCATCTGCAAGCCAGTGGGATATGTGACCAAAACGGCTTGGCGTCCCTGTGCTTTGGCCCGGCGTGCGTTCAAAGCAGCTTCTCTATCCCACTGTGACAGTTTATCGTTAACCATCTTTTCAATGCGTTTCATGGTGGGCGATCCTTTCTGCTGGTCTACTGTGACCCGGCCAGCAGGGCTTGGGAGAAGGTTATCGGGCAGCAGGGCCATCGATCCAGCGGCTATGCACCCAGGTACCCGTGACGGTGCTCTTAACCTCGATGGCGGTTCCGAAACCCTCGTAAACCACTCTGCGAGTTTCCATCGAAATCTCGGCTAGATGCTGCTCCCAGCTAACAGATTGGCCGTTCTCAGTCACAAAGCATCCTGCGTATGTACTGGCGTTCATCGGAGCGATCCTTTTGGGTGAAGGTGGGGCAAGTCAGACTTGACTTACAGATGTAAGTATATCACACGTTCTAATCTATTGTCAAGTACTTTATTGTCAACTTATTAACCAGTTTTGCAATTATGACCGTGGTCAATCATGCTAAAACTCATGCTGATAAATAGCAAATTGGGTGTTGACAAACATTATAACGTGTGCTATACTTACATCTGTAAGGCCAAGCGAAACCTTACCCAACTCTAGCACACAGGAGATACTCCAATGGC